ACGAGCGATCCTCGACCACTTCCGCGCACACTTGATAAGGGGTGAGTGGATCAACTTGTCCGCCGAGATAGTCGTCAAGCGCATACGGGAAGTCCTTAAGGCGCGATCCTACGGGGCGCAGACGCTCAACGAGCTTGAAGTGGAACAAGCCAACCGCCGCAGAACGCAGGCGCGGGCGGCGAAGAAGCGGCGGCCGCGTGTACTCGTAGCCCGCAAGCGGCGTGACGGGCAGTCTTACAACCCGCCACGGCGGGAGTGGACATCCTGGATGACGGCAGCGTCGCGCGAGCAATGGGGCTAGGATCATGGCTTGTCGACGCACCCAAAAACTTCCCTAGGACTGTTGGGTTAGAAGCTGCCGGGGGCGCACTGGAGGCAGGTGTAGCCTCGGGAGCGCCACATATCGACTACTTGTTGCCGGTCGTCGATGAAGAGGATCGGCTCCCAGCCGTCGGCCAGCATCTGGTCCAAGAGTTCGGACTTGACCAAGTGGTCGGGCCGGTGATCGCCCGCCTTGCGCATGTAGAGCGCGTGGTAGGCGAGGTTAGCCACGTCCTGTAGCCAAACCTCGGTCTGCGGGAGGCACTCGTCTGAGCGACCGCTGACGATGATCATAGCGTAGTACCGGATGCGATCCTCGTACTGGCCCTCCTCGGCCCCGTTCCACAGGTGCTTGTAGAGGCTCACGATAGGGACGATGGGTTCGTCACCACCACAAGCGGCGAAGAAGCCGCGCCAGTCGGGGTCGGGCTTCTGGATGTACCAGAGCCGGTGAGTCGGGTCGGCGAGGGTGCTGTCGAGGTCGAACACATAGCACTTGGTCATGGGTCAGCTCCTCTTGGTTGTCAGGTGCCATGCGCCGCACCAGCAGCGATAGGCGTGCTGGAGGGGAGCATGGAACTTGCGGTGGATGTAGGCGGCGTGCTCCTCTGCCTCTTCACGGTTGTTGTAGGGCTTCTTGAGGCAGGCGCTGTCTCGGGAGGACAGGTGCTGGCGAAGGCGCTTGAGGGCGTCGTACATGCTCATTGGTGCCATCCGGGGGCAACATGCGCGACCCAGCCGAGGATGTCGTCGAGGTAGCGCCCGAGGGCGAAGCCCACGCCCATACAGGCGAGCATGGCGAGCGCCAGCGCGAGCCAGCGCAGCCACGGGCGGGGAGGCGCGGATACGTGTGGTATCCGCTCCAAGCCCGGTATGTGGTCTAGGCTCATCCCAGTTCGAGGCGGCGGTGGGTGCCGCCCATGACGTAGTTGTAGAGGCCCCGATTGGCCTTGTGGCACTCCAGGGCATAGGCGACAGCCTGGCCGATCATGCGTGGCGGCCAAGCAGCGCAGCGGCGGCGGATGTCGGCTTCGACCTCGCTGTCGGGGGTGCCGACGTGGACGCGGCCCATGAGCCACTTGATGTCGTAGCGGGGGAGCTTGTCATCCCACCGCTTGCCGAACTCGTACTTAGCCATGTGTCCCTCCTGTGCTGGCCGTTCCCAACTGCGCCACCCGGAGATGGCGCAGTAAGCAATGGTCAAGCGAGCGAAGCGAGTCTGAGGCGCTCCCACTCGTCGCGGACAACGGGATGCCAGACGGGCATCGGGGTAACGTCGGGGTCGTAGTTGGCGCGCGCCCACTCGCGGAACTCGGTTTCCTCGTCACGGGTGAGCTTGCGGAAGAAGTCATCGGGTAGGGTCATGGTTGTCTCCTAGAGCGGGACGATGGAAAGGTAGGCACGGATGGCAGCGGAGATGCTGCGCAGGCTATCGTCACGGCCGCTGTCGCTGTAGCCACGGATGCTGTCGATGTGCTTGCGAGCGGCGCAGAGCCGGTCGAAGTGATCGGCGCGCTCGTGGAGCTGTTGCCACTCTCGCAGCTCAGCTGGTGTGGGCGGTTGAGTGGTGTGCATGGCTAGGCTCTCCCTTGCTTGCGTAGTTGCAGACGATACTCCGACATGACCCACAGAGCGGCGGGGATGTGAGAGGGGAGGCCCCAATCGGGGCGCTCCTTGTAGTGCAATATCAGGAGGTTGCCGGTGCGGAGGTAATGGGCGGCGGCGCAGTGGAGTACCCACATGGTGCGTCCCATGGTCAGGCCCTCGTACGGATGCGGGAGGCGGGGATGCCGGTGCGGACGAAGAAGGTCCAGGTGGCATAGCGGTCGCCGGCCTTGGCATCGTCGCAACGCATGACGATGCGGGCGCGCTGTTGGACGGTCATCATGTCGCAGCCCCTGGTGTCTGCGTACAGGTTGCAGAGCGCGTCGATGTCCTCTGAAGCATTGTCCTGTAGGTCTTGGAGTACCTGTGTAGCGATCTTCATGGCCTGACTTCCTGTGTGGTAGGTTGTTACTTGGTAGGCGAACGCCAATATTGGGCGCTTGGTCGGAAGTTTTGGCGATGTGACATGTTGTCGCAGGCTAAGTCGTTGAAGTTGTTGGGATTTTCGACGAAGTAAACGCAACGGTGGCGTTCCGTTAGCCGGCTCGCCAGCCAACATTTGCCGAGGGGAGCCGGGGATGTTGCGGACTGGGGGCAACATGCGCGACCCACCTGTCCCGACCGCGAGCGAAGCGAGCGGGACCCACCTGTGCCTGGGAGGGCTTGACAGCCGGGATCTGACCCGGTACTACCTCACGGAGGTAGTACCGGGTGAGGGGCAACATGCGCGACCCACCTGTGGGGGAGAGGGCCGTTACACCGTCACACCCGTAACACCCACATGCCCAACCGTACGGGGGCAACATGCGCGACCCACCCCCACAGATCAGTGGGTGCGAGCGCCCAACGGGCGCGAGCACGGGGGCAACATGCGCGACCCACCGGCACCCATGGGATGGGGCGGACGCGCCCACATGCGAGGCGAAAACCTGGCTAGTTGACAGATTGTCGCACCTGTCGATTGTCCAAGTGCTTGCAGTTGCTGGCCGATTTGGCGAATGGAACGCAACGGGAGCGTTTATTTGGGGCTGATTTTTGGCAGGCCGTGGTTGACTGATTTCGCCAAAGGGCATTCCGCCCCGAGGCCATAACCGAAAGCACAAGTAGCCATGATTACTCCGAAATGCGAAGGCAACACGCTGACCTTGGTCGTTGCGCTGAACGTCAAGCCGACGGCGAGCCAGAGCGGCAAGAGCCGCATCGTCGCGAAGACTGGGCCGTTCGTGGAGATTTCCACCCCGTTCGGCATGGTGAAGTACAATCTCAACGTCATCACCACAGACGAGAACTATGGGAAGGTTCCCGCCAAGGCGTAATCCCTCCCTCCCTCCCCAGACTAGACCCGCCGTGCGCGGGTCTTTTCTTGCCTGGGGAGAAAACGCTACAGTGGCGTTGCGTTCCCTGGCAGAAAACGCACCAGGGGCGGATACCTACCAAGCCGTTTTGAGGGCTAAAGACGATGCGAGAGGGCCAATTGGCTAGTGCGGTAGCTAAGGATAGACCCAAGGCGGTCCCACAGCCGCCGGAAGCGGCGACAGGCATGGTCTGCGAGATTGTCGAGGCTGTGGCAGCTGTAGTTGTAGGGTCTGCAACCCGTCTTATGACCTACCATAAACCTGTTGGTAACCCGGCCATCGGTAACCCACATGGTGCCATCCCCAAGGGACCGTCACATGGTGCCGCTGGTATCGCTGGACTGCGTGCTGACATAGGTGACGGCTCCCTGTCGATACGTGACCTAGAGCGCATGACGATACGCCAGCTACAGGATCGCTATAGGGTCTGCCACAGCTACGCTGTGACCATGCGCAGGAAGGTGCTGGCCTATGGTCTGGGGGGACGGTGTAGGCTCCCTGGGGGGAGGCCCAGGGACGTGCCCCTCCCTAGGCTAGGGCCAGTGACTGACACCACGCGCTAGCGCGCATGCGTTGGGTCTATTGGTGGGGGAGATAAGTGTCCGCCACCCGCCCATTCCCCGGGTGAAATTTCGCGCCCCGGGGCTACCTTCACCACCAACCTTTGTTCCCAACTGACCGCACTTGGTCGTTGACTTCGAGCCGACCTTCGTCCATGATATGATCGCTTTGCTCGATTGGCGAACCTCGCCAATCCCTTGAAGCGAAAGGATCATTTCATGGCCGACGTTCCCGGATGGCTCCAGGCCATCATCGATGCGGTGACCGCCGCCCCCACCGACGCGAAGGTCGAGACACTTCTCCAGCTTGTCGACAACGAGATGCAGCACGGCCTCGGATTGACCGCTCCGGCCGCAGTGACATCCGGCCTCCTTGCCGCTGCCGTTGCCGTCGCTGCCGCCATCGCCGCGACCCCTCCCGCCGGCGGAGCCACGGGTGCAACTGGAGCGACCGGCGCAACAGGCGGGACCGCCGGCTCCACAGGTTCCACTGGAGCAACCGGCACCAGTTCTTCATCAGGTACCACATCCTCCCGCTCATCGAGTTAAGTCCCTACTTGAGGCCGCTTCGCTGGCCGGTGACCAACCATCTCCGGCCAGCACCCTTCACAAGCTAACAGGAGAGTGCCGTGTCGACTGCTTTTCCTGGTATCCGGGGCCAGACCCCGCTTGACGACCTCCTAGACTTCAGCGGCACTGTCACCGCCGGCGGCACCGCCCAGCTGTTACTACCACAGCAGCCCCGCCGGCTGTCACTGTCAGTAAGCGCAGTTGACGCGACCGACACTCTATACCTGGGGATCGGACCCGCTAAGGGAGTGGCCACCCTGGCCGCCGGAGCCGTCTCGGGCATCGCTGTTGCCAACGGCGGCGTCGGCTACACGATTGCACCCCAGGTCCGCATACTCGGCGGGGTTGTCCAGGGCGACTACGAGACGGCCCCCGGCAGCACCTCTCTTGGCGGCGCATCCGTACCCGGCAGGGTTGCAGTTGCCCACGCCACCATCGCCGCCGGCGCAGTCGCCACGATAGTGGTTGACGACCCCGGCGCTGGATACTTGGTGGCCCCCCTTATTTACTTGGAGAACCCTTGGCCGGCGCTAGGCGGCGGAGCCTACGCGCCCGGCGTGAACAACGGCATCCCCATTCCGATCAACACCACCTTCACCTTTAATGGGAGCCTCCTGGTCCCTGGCTCAGCTATCGCTATCTTCGGGGCCACGACCGGCGACCAGTTCCACGTCAAGGTCGGCGGCCTCGTGTGACGGCCGGGTAGCGAAGCGGCCTCAAGGCTCACTCTCGGACACCCCCACCCATGCCCCTGACCACCTTCGGCCTAAGGTATTGGAATGGCTACTTCCACTTCCATGTGATGTGGACCAGCCTGTCACCACCCTACGGGTGGAAGTCATCCCGCATGCGCAATCGTTACCGGGACCTCGACAAGGCTCTCAGTCACCTCGACACCAAGGACACTGTCGTCATGATCTTCCCCGTCTGATGCCAACTCCTGCTTGAGGCCGCTTCGCTGGCCGTCGAGCCAACAATGGGAGGTCTAGCCATCTTGACGTTACTTGCATCTGGTCCAGCCACCGTACTGAATGAGGCCGGCGGCTTCCCTTCGGGGTCTGGGTGCTTGCGCCGACGGATGGGGCCTCGCGCCTCAGCACATCGAAATGCTGGGGATGCGCTGCACAAAACCAGCAGCAATCGCAGTATCAGCAAGCTGGAAGAAGCACAGGCAAAGTCAGCAGTGCACACGCGCGGTGTACACACACAGCCGTCGCATCGCCGGTATCCCCTCCTGATTAAGATTGGTATAGTTGGCTGTACCTGATCGAAGTTGGGAGGGGTGATACATGCCTACGATCCGCCGAGCAGCCCCGATTGCCCCACCAATTGCTAGTGGCCGGGGCCTCCGCAATGCCAAGGTCACGGCCCCTGTTGTCAAGGCGGTCATGGATGCTGCCGCCCGCGCCCCCACCCGAGGCCGCCGCAAGGGCCGCCGCTCCCGCCGGGCCGGCCGCAAGAGCTACTAAGTGCCTATCTTCTTAGAGGACCGCCTCAAGCGGCAGGCATCCAAGCGAGGCCTGAAGGGCCGAGACGCTGCCCGCTATGTCTACGGGACTATGAATAACCGGGGCCTGATGCGCGGCAACAAGGTAACCGCCAAGGGCCGCGAAGCAGAGCGCAAGCATCGCTCCCACCAGCGGGCGAGGCGGCGCACCAGGAGGTCCTGATGTCTCTCGCGCATGACGACACCCCCGTCGCGCAGACTTACCTGACCCGCGAGGAGGCCGCCGCCTACTTGTCCGAGCGCCTCCGAGGTCCGTTCAACGCCAAGCAAATCTCCAAGTGGGGCGACAAGGGTCCCCGCTACCGGCTCTTCCGAGGCAACAAGGCCGCCCGTGGCGGCGGCTGGGGCCGGTGGGCACTCTACACCGCCGAGGACCTGGAGGCCTGGATCGAAACCCAACTCGTGGAGCCGTTCCCCAATGGAAGACCTGACGAGCATTCTGCCGGCGAAGCGGGTTAACCGGCGACGAAGTAAGCCAACCCTGGAGCTGCCAGTCTCCGAGCAACTTGTTGCTGGGACGACCCCGCAATGGAGAAGTTTGTTCCAGGTCTTCCTTGATCATCTGACCATCGAGAGCCGTGAGACGGGCACCACCACCCTGGGCAAACACCTCTGGGGCTCTCAAACCAGGGTCCTCGACTTCTTGGCCGCCGGCATGGACGAGGGCATCCGCGACTTCACGATCCTTAAGAGCCGACAGTTGGGGGAAACTACCATCTGCTTGGCCATCGATCTCTTCTGGCTCTTTCTCTACCCGGGGATCAATGGCTGCATCCTGATCGACGACGAAGGCAACCGCGACAAAATCCGTGTGATCCTGCGCCAGTTCGCCAACGGCCTGCCGCCGAAGTGGAGGCACCGCATAGTGGACGACAACAAGACTCTGATGTCGTTCAATGTGGGCGGCAAGCTGTCGATGCTGGACTTCCTCTATGCCGGCACCCGGCGCTCGACCCTAGGGGCCTCGCGCTCTTATCGCTTCGCCCACATGACCGAGGTCGCCAACTACGGCGATCCCGAGGGCCTAGAGAACTTCATCCAGACCCTATCGGAGGGCCACCCCGACAGGCTCTTCATCAAGGAGTCGACCGCCAATCACTTCAATCACTTCTACCACATGTGCGAGCAGGCGAAGGAAGACACTCACACTCAGCGTTTCTGCTTTGTGGGGTGGTGGTCGCGTGACGATCAGCGCATCTCTTCATCAGACCCTCGCTATGACGAGTATATGAGCGAGCCATGGAACGACGAGGAACTCGAACTCCAATCCGAAGTACTCCGTCTGTATGATGTCACGGTCGATGACGAGCAACTCTGCTGGTACCGTTGGAGATCGACCGCCAGGTCGATCGATGAGGCGATGCTTCATCAGACCCAGCCGTGGACCGAGAGCCAGGCCTTCGTCCTCTCCGGCCGGAGCTTTTTCCCCCTCCGCCGTGTAGAGGCCGACATCAAGGAGATTTACCAGGCGGCGCCTGCCCAGGACTCGCCCTATGACTTCACGGCCTATCGTTATTACTTGGGCCAGGACTTGCCTTCCACTACCATCGAGGAGGTCCACACCATCGAGGAGGCCGACCTAAAGGTCTGGGAGGACCCCGTCCCCTGGGGGAGATATGTCATAGGTGTTGACCCGGCCTACGGGCGCAGCGACTGGAATGACTCGCACGCCATCACAGTATGCCGGTGTTACGCTGACCGCTTGGTGACAGTGGCCGAGTACGGCACCCCCGAGCCAGAGACTTTCCAAGTCACCTGGGCCTTGGCGCACTTAGCTGCACTGTATGACGATTGCTACATCAACATCGAGGTGAAGGGACCCGGCGTCGTCATCATGAACGAGCTGCGCCGGCTCAAGGTCTGGCTCCAGTCACAGATGATGGCCACCATCGTCCATGACAAGGACTGGCACAACATCACCGACAACGCCAAGTGGTATTTGTGGCATCGGCCAGATAGCCTTGGTAAAGGTTACGCCTACGGTGTCAACACCACCTATGACCTGAAGATAGCCATAATGAACGAACTTCGGGACAGCTACATCAACCACGCCCTGTGGATCAAATCCCTCCGCTGTCTCAAGCAGATGCAGTTTGTGGTACAAGAGGGTGCCGACATCGGGCCGGGGGCCAAGGGCCGCAACCACGACGACTACGTCTTCTCACTGGCCTTTGCTCACCGGGCGTGGCAGGACTGGGTCCGTCAAGACTTGATCGACCTCGGCTACACCTGGGCCAGAGCGCAGCAGGATGACCTTGACAGGAAGACCGGCCGGCCGCCCAATGCCGTCGCCAGCATCGTGTCCAACTTCTTCGCCAACAAGGAGCGCGACCGGACCGAAGGCCCACCAGAACAAGCTTGGTACAGGGAGCGCGGTCTGTGACCAACTTCTTTACCAAGCAGGAGATGGCGGGCGCGGCTCTGACCGTATTGGCCAACATGACAGGCAACAGTGCGCTCAACCGCTTCTACATGAAGCTGCACAACTACAGCCAGACCCACAACGGCGAGAAGCCGGAGCAAGTCTATATGCTGTGGGATGAGTTCAAGGATATTATGCGAGTACTGCAAACACATGGAACTGACCTCAAGGGTGGGCATCTCTTCGGAGTGAAGGTGGCCGTCGTGGACTTCGCCGATGATCCCCTCTTCAAGCGGCTCCAGGCCATGGCCCGACTAGTGGGGGCGGAGGTAGACTGCTTCGAGGCGGACAACTTGGTCGTCGCCGAGTTCTCCAAGGACGGGGCCGGCTGGCGCTACATCGGTGGGCACTCGCCTCGTCTTGTCCCATTCCCCCTTACGCGGGAGGAACACGATGTTTTTTACCTTAGCAATCAAGAACTCGAACCATCCGTTGGTGCCGCCGCTGGTCATCCATACCCACCCGTTCACCGGCGACCGGATGACCCTTGACATCGCCCGCTACCTGGCCCGTGGCTTTATCGAGGAGTTCATCAAGAACAACAACCTACACGGCTCCGCCGTGTGGAAGGCGCGCAACGAGGTCGACGATCTGGAACCCAACCACTTCGTCTCCCTTGACAGCCTCACCATCGAGCTTCGTGCAAAGGTCCTCTACGATGCCTAACTGGAAGACACACCCGGATTTCCCCTCGTATGTGATCTCTGACGAAGGTGTTGTACATCGTCACCATATTACCGGCAGGCTTTTGAAAGGGACTGTGACTAAGAAGGGCTATCGCCAATTCGGTCTGCGGCATCGTGATGGCAGTATAAGGACAGTCCTGCTCAATAGGTTGGTATGCGAGTTGTTTGTTGGCCCGCCGCCAAGTGATAAGCACGAAGCTGCTCATTGGGACGGTAAGCCCTTGAACAACAGGAGTGGTAATCTACGTTGGGCAACAAGGCAAGAAAACGAGGACGACAAGAAGGTACATGGCACCAGACCGAGAGGGCAACGTGTATATAACGCCCTACTAACCGATGAAATAGTCCGCGCCATTCGAACCTCTACTTGGCCGGAGTATGCATTGGCCAAACACTATGGTGTCAGTCGCGGTGCTATAAACAAGGCTAAGAGTGGCGACACTTGGAGACACGTCGATGGCTAGATATATACGGGTGTATCGGTGTCCAGTGTGTTCGCACAAGTGGAGGACGGAGTCGAAGCTGGGCTTCCTCGAACCAGATTGTCCGCAGTGCGGGTTTCATCCCGACCCGCTGCCCGACCGGGTGACCATGCCGGCGATCATCGGCACCCACGCTAAGGCGATTGACGAGGCGTGGAAGGTGGCGTCGGAGGACTTTGGGCTGACCGACATGCGGGACAATGCGCAGGAGGGCGAGACAGCCTACAAGATGCCGCCGGCCCCACCTACCAACATCATCGGGCCGACCAACTCCGTCCAGCGGGCCGGCGGCTTCATGTGGGGCAACGCCGGCAATGGGACCGTGCCGCAAATCCCTGTGGCCAACGTCTTGCAGCAAGCGCAGGCGGCCTCGAAGATGTCTGACGTGGAAGGCTCCAATCCCATGCGGAAGTTGCACCAAGCCCGGCCGACGATGACCGCGCACTCGCTGGGGAACTTCAACAGGAGGTGACGATGGGCCTCACCTGTGACACCTGCAAGTTCTTCCTGGCGCAGCAGCCAGGCCAGCCGCGTGAGTGTCACCGCTTTCCGCCGGCGGTCCAGCTTCACATCGACATGATCTTGCACCCGGAGAGTGGTCAACCAGAGACGCGCGTCACCAAGTATGTCGCCTATCCCGCCCCCCAACCGGACTGGCTCGCATGCGGCGAGTACAGGGTTGGCGTTCTGGAGGTTGCCGCAGGCAACCGACAGAGCCTGGTTGGGCACCCTCGGCCCGCCCCTCGGCCGAGAGACGAGCATCATGGCGAGCATAGCGAGCCATGAGCACACCGGGCGCATATAACCTGGTGATCTACCGGGGCGACACCGCCACCTGGCAGTTCGTCCTGTGGGAGGATGTTGGCAAGACGGTGCCCTTCGACTTGACCGGCGCGTCGGCGAAAGCCGAAATCCGTAGCCGGCCCGGCGGCGTGCTGATGGTCACCCTGGACGTATCGCTCGCCATGCCTAACACGGTCATCGTCAGCTTGAGCGAAGCCAACAGCCTTACGCTGAACGGCGGCGTCTATGCGTGGGACCTGCCGGTGACCCTGTCGAGCGGCACCGTGCAGACCATGGTGGCAGGGCCGGTCACGGTGACCGAGGACGTGACTGCATGAGCATAACCGATGTCGCCGTCGTCGATGTCATTCCGCCGCCGCCGGTCGTCGTCGATGTCGTTGTGCCCCCCGGCGTCCAACTTGTCGAGATCGTCGCCGGCATCCAGGGGCCGCCGGGAGTTCCTGGGCCACCGGGCAACAATGGTGCCGTAGGACCGATAGGCCCACCGGGAACCCCAGGAGGCCCACCCGGTCCGACAGGGCCAGCCGGGGCAAATGGAGCACCGGGTGCTACAGGTGCCACTGGACCCTCTGGTGGGCCGACGGGTCCCACCGGCCCTACAGGGCCGGTGGGACCGACGGGAGCTACCGGAGCCAATGGTCCCGCTGGCCCGACTGGTAGTATAGGAGCTACCGGAGCCACCGGCGCAACAGGTGCAGCCAGCACCATTCCGGGTCCTACTGGGCCGACGGGTCCCACAGGCGCAACAGGTGCAACAGGTGCGACGGGTGCGACAGGTGAGACTGGCGCAACAGGTGCGACGGGTGCGGGCAGTGTCACCAGTATCACTGCGGGGACCGGCCTCAGCGGCGGCACGATCACCACGACCGGGCCCATATCGCTGACGACACCTGTCGTCGTCGCCAACGGTGGCACCGGGCAGTCGACGTTGACCCTTAATAGACCTCTGCTTGGCAACGGCACCAGCGCCGTGGTGTCGTCCTCGCTTGTCACCGACAACGGCACTACGCTGAGTGTCTCGACCAACCAGGTCATCGGCACAGCGGTCACCTCGCCGTCGACACCCTCGCTGGTGATCAATGCAGCAGCTACCACGCCGCAGCCGCCGCCGAGTGCCACCCCGCAATTGTGGGTTGCCCGGGAAACCGGCGGCGCACAGGCCCTGTTGGACAGCTACGGCACATCGGCACCGGCCCTGACCGGCCGAATGGCTGGCACCTCGGCGGCCTCGCCCTCGGCGGTGCCGTCGGGTCAGTCCATCTTTGGGATAACTGCCATCGGGCGTGGTGCCACCAGTTATGGTGCCGCCGGCACCATCATCTTCCAGGCAACGCAGACATGGACGGACCTCGCGCACGGATCACAAATCAGCTTTAATGTCACCCCTACAGGTTCTACGACCTCCTCGCTGTCCATGGTGGTTGGGGCCGGCGTGGGACTCGGCGGCAATGGTGACCCAGGTGCCGGCAACCTGGCGCTGCCGGGTGTGGTCAATGCCACGGGCGGGGTGCTCGGGGCCAACGGCACCGCCAACGCCGCCATCGGCATCGTCGGCGAATTTATCGGCAACACCGGGGGCACCGGGGCGCTGACGCCGGGCACCGCAGCGACGGTGACATCCATCAGCCTCACTGCCGGCGACTGGGATGTCTCCGGCGAAGTGTGGTTCGCCCTGACAGCAGTCTGCACCGACCTGACAGCGGGGATCAACACGGTGGCCGCCACTCTGCCGGGGTCTGCAAACGTTGGGACGGCCCGCAGTGGTGTCACAGCTGCGAACCTGGGGACCATGCAGATAGGGCTTAGTACCGTACGACTGTTGATCAACGCGACGACGACGGTCTTCTTGATAGCGCAGCTGGGCGGCGGGTCAGGCAGCGCCAGCGGCAAGATACAGGCCCGGCGGATGCGCTAGGCGGCCTCCTCCTCCGGCGTGTCTTCTTCTTCCTCGGCCTCGCCGGGTTCCTCGGGCGGCGGATCGGGTGTAAACATAGGCATGGCCTCCTTGTTGGATGACCCCTCCTTAGAGCTTGGCGGCGCTCTCGACAAGGTGTCCCCGCAAAGCCCTGTCTCCGGGCGGGTGATCCGGCCCCCCCGGAGTATTCTGGATGTGATCACCGGGGCCGGCCAGGCCATCGGCGAGGACGTGACCAACATGGGCCGGGGCCTGCTGAACTACATCAAGACGCCAGGCATGGTGGCCAGCGGCGAGATACCCATGGGAGATGTGGCCGGCGCGGCGCAGGGCTTTGCGGCCAACACTGCCCTGCTGGGTGCCGGGATGCCGGCCCCGGCCGGTGCGCTGCGCTCCCTTGCTGGGGTCAACCGGGCCGCCGCCGTCGACAGCGACGCCCTGATAACAGCCAAGGTCATGGCCTCCGGCGGGGCGTCGCCCGACGTAGTGTGGCAAAGGACCGGGTTCTATCAGGACGCCTTCGGCAACTGGCGTCACGAAATATCAGACCAGGGGGCCAAGCTGGTCGCACCGCCTGGTACGAAGGTCACCAGTGCCGGTCAGGCCTTTGAGCACCCGGAACTCTTCAAGCAATACCCGCAGCTGGCTAATCTTCCTGTCAACTTCAGTACGACGCTGGAGCACTCGGGGCAACTCAACAGGAACGCCATAACAGGCCAGCCGGCGCAGATGTACATCAACGCCAACCAGTCACCAGAGCAGATATTGAAGACCTTCGTGCATGAAAGTGGGCACGGCATCCAGATGATCGAGGACTTGCCAGGTGGCTCCTCGCCGGAAGCGTTCCTGCCGTCGGGTCATGCGACCAAGGCGTTCAACTACATGGCCGACCTGTACAGGTTCAATGCCAGGCTCGACCTCGCCGGCATACCCCGCGACGCAGCGGACCTGGGGTCGCAGGAACTCAACGATCTGCGCGAGGAGCTGACCAGCAGAGCCGAAGAACTGAACAAGGTAGGCGAAAAGGCCTACGCGGACTATCGGGGGGTGGCCGGCGAGACGGAGTCGTTCAACGTGGAGAAGCGTCTCGGCATGTCGCTGGAGGACCTTAGGCGCTTCTCCCCGATCAGGACGCAGGACACGCCCTTTGGCCAGGAAACCATCGCCCCCCACGAGGTGCAGCCGCTGCGCCAGCCCCTAGTGGGGCCGGCCCCTGTCCAGTGGACCTGGCCTAATATACTGTCTGCCCTCGCCGGCCTCCAGCAGGGACAACAGTAGATGCCCCTACTCGACCTTGACCAGGAACAGAAGAAGAGGCTGGCCGCCTATCTACAATTCCTGCGTACTGCCAGCCCGGAGGAGTTGAGGAACCTTGGGCCGGGAGAGCTGGAGCGTATGGGACCCAGCTACCGGGAAGGCCAGAAGATGCCGCCGACGGAAGCGCAGGACGCTACGACGGACCAGCTTCTCCGGGAGAAAGAGGCGTTCAGGCAGTTGCATGAACCGGGGAGGGACGAGGCACTCAGCGATGCACTGAGGCTTGGGCGGCTTGGGTACTACGGCGGCTCCGACCCGCAAGCCCCGCCTGGCACTGTAAGGCCTACCCCCGGAAGTGAGATGACGCACACTTTAGGGGTGCCCATCTCTGACACAACGGGTAGGGCGCAGCCCGGCCTCAAGCAGGACCTCCCCCCGCCGACCCTGCCGCAGCCGCTACCTACCCTGGACTGGGGAGCTATCTTGCGGCAACTGAATAGTCTGGCCGCCGGCTTCCCGACGGGACCGGCCGACGCGGTCGACTTGAACCCGGCGCAGCAAGCGGCCCTAGCCAGGAAGCAGCAGGCTGGGAGGGTGCAGGGGGCCGTCGCCGACCCGGGCATCTTTGGCGGCCACCCCCAACCTTCCGGGGACATGGTCGAGAACCCGCCGGCCCCACTGCCGGGATCGAACATGCTGCGGTACAACCCGGCCGTCGAGGGATTGCAGAGCCTCGGAGGACACAGGCGGCCCGAGGCCGACCCGATGCTCAAGGCCCAGACCCAGCCGGAGCTTGAGGACCAACGGTTCTGGGGAGCTAACCTCCAGCGCAACCGGGCCTTCTTGAACCCAGGCGCGACGGCCCCCTACAACACAGCCCTGCCGCCGCAGCAGGAGGCCCAGTTCCGGGCCTGGCTGACCGAGAACCAGGTCCCTTTCAACCCCAACCTGCCTGTGTCGGACTATGACATGCGCGGCTACTGGTCCGCCCTTCAAGCCGGCGACCCCCACGCCAAGCAGGAGGTTGACCCCAACGACAACCGGCCGCACTTCCCTGACTACTGGAAGACGCCCTTGTCGCCCACCTTCTCCAGCGACAGCCAGTGGGCTAACCCCGAGGTGGCTCCGAGGTGGGAGGGCGACAACTACCAATTGCCCAACGGCCAAGTCTTGTGGGACGACAAGGCGCAGCGGTGGGTGGGTCCCAACCCGCCATGGGGTGCGCCGGCCCCACCACAACAGCCACAACAGCCGCAGGCCCCGCTGCCACGGATGGGCGGGGTGCCGACGGCCAACTCCCTCCTCCAGCAGGTGGGGGACGTGCATCTGTTCGAGAAGGAGGACGAGCAGGAGAAGGCGCAGGAGATACCGCCATGGGCTGTGCCCCTATGGTCAGGTGCGGGCGGCGGCAACTTCGTCACTCCATGGCGCTTGCAGAACTGGCCCAAACCGCCCCCTCCTGGGCCGCCGGCCAACGAGGCGGCTCTTCAGCAGGCTCCCCTGCTTCAGCAGGCGGCGCTGCTGCGGATGTTGCTGCCGGGTGGGTTGGTGGGGCCGGGGGGGTACAGGCCGATGCCGGGGACCCAGGACAATCCGCTGTTGCAGCCGGGACCGGAGGGAGCCGTCGTCGGCTCCCGCCCAATCCCTGGCACGCGGGACCGCAATAGCTTCTTCAACCAGAACAGCACTGCCCCTTATAATCCGCCGGGCGTTCCAGACGACCGGGCACAGGATACCTGATGGCACGAAGAAGTCAGACACCCTCTCATGCGGCTAATCTGGGCCGGATACCCCGGCGGGATGTGGGCAGCTGGTGCCAGGAGATCATCGCCAAATGTTCAGTCAGCCGGGATGACCGGGTGATGCAGTCGCAGGCCTATCGGAACTTCTATTTCACCGGCACCGATGATGGTGCGGGGGCGGTGGACAATGAGATTTACCCGGCGGTTGATCACCTTGCTTCGTCGCTCTTCAGCCCCGTCAACCCAAGATTTGTCTTTAGCTTTGACCATAGCCATGATCAGGCGGAACAGGCTAAGGGACACATTGCGTCTAGCTACCTTAGCCGGGAGTTCTCAAGAAGGGGCGTGGACAACAGCTTTGCCACCGCCGTCAACTGGGGACTCGTCGACGCCTCCTGCTTCGTAAAACTGTTATGGGGAAGAAAAGGACTTGATCCGTATGTGATCGCCCAGGGCTTTATGGGTGTCTACTACGAGGGTTTGCAGGGCCTCGACCGGCAGGATGCCTTTGTCCACACCAGCTTCATGACGCTGGGGTCCTTCGAGAGAAGCATCGCGGACCACCCCGAAGAGCGGGCGATCAAGAACTATGTGAGGCGGAGGGCGCGGGCGGACCCGACGATCATGGGCCAGCAGCACGATGTACGCACACTTCTTATTGGTGGGACCATCCCGGTCAACCTGACCCCACCTCAATCCAGTATTCCGGGTGGGTGGGTCAACTGGGTCAAGGGGCCTCGGCCGCAGGTAGATGCCCAGACGCTGACGGAGCTGGTCCAGATCGACGAACTCTGGGTGATCGACAACGACCGGGAGGACTACACGACATTCCAGCTGGTGGACGAGTTGGTCATCGAAGGGAAACTACAGAGACGGAACCTGCTGGGGATCAGTGGTCATCAGCCCTTTGTGCAAATCTGTCCCAACCCTGTGATCGACTACTTCTGGGGAAGATCGGAGGTTGCTCAACTGATGATCGCCCAGCAGGCCATCACGGCCCAAGTGAATGGTATCTCCCGCACCATGCGGATGCAGGAGGACCCGCCGATGACCTTCAATGGGATGACCGGCAACATCGACGAGAAGCGGTCCACGCTGATGAAGCCCGGCGGCCGGCTGGCGGAGAACAACCCGCAGTTCAAGGCCGAGAACATGGCCCCCAAGTTGCCGGAGCAGGCCCTGCCCTTCTTGAGCGACCTGCGGGACAACTTCAACCGACAGGGCGGCTTTGAAGCGCCAGTGTCCAGGGGCATGGGAGAGCAGGGGATCCGATCGGGCGTCCATGGTGAGACGATGGTGCGGATGTCCTCGCCGCGTCTGAGGGATAGGGCGCTGGACATTGAGAAGACCTACGCCGAGTTGGGCGACCTGGGGTTCCAGATGTTGCAGGACAAGGTGCCCGATATGTTTGTGGCCCATGTTGATGGGCAGGCTAAGCCGGTCGAGTTCATCCTCGACCAAGTGGCCGACGACTACGAGCTGTCGGTAGACAGTCATAGTTCAAGCCCGGCCTTCTCACAGGAAGCAAGATCACTTGCCTTTGACTTGGCGAGGACCCATGCCATTGATGACAAGGGGCTAATCCGCTTGACACACCCTCCCCAGGAGGACACTCTTCTCGCCGACATCGATGAGCGCCGGAAGAAGCAAGCAGAGATGGTTGCCGCTCACCCGGAGATGCTGCGGTCGTCTGGTCGAGGCCGAGGCTGAAGCCAACCTTGTCCCTGGGTAGGGTGTCTCCCCGGGACTCTCAAGAGGAAGGAGGCCCTCCATGGCACGTCGCATGGGTCGTCGGCACCGTCGCGGTCGTCGGCGGTAATCAAGGGTTGGAGGGGGATAAAGGATGCCGCCGCCGCCAGTAGGCATGTTGGGACCGCAGCCGCCTTTTGGGTCTGCACCCATCACGCGCCCTAGCGCCAGCCTTGGTAGTGCCGCCAATGGTTCCGCCATGGTTGGTCAAGCGGTGAACATGCTGGAGAAAGCACTTTCCGATATTCCCCCCCAACACCCTCTCCACAAAGAAGTTCTCAGGGCCATCAGCAACCTGACCAAGGTTGCGCCGCCGCAGGCGCAGTCCCCTGGTGTCGGGCTGGAGGCCATGAAGCAGATGTTGGCAGGCGCACAGCAGCAATCCCCGTTGGCTGCCCTGCTGGCTGGTCGCGGGGGAGGCGGCGGCGGGATGCCCGGAGTCATGCCACCGCCTATGGGGGGCGGCGCACCTCCTGGCCCCGGCGCACCCCCCGGCGGTCCACCCGGTCCGCCGCCTGGCGGACTCCCCATCGGATAGGAGAAGACCATGGCTGACCGTAAGTTCCCGCGCGCCTACAGGGACAGTGTTCCGCAGGACCTCGACAACCCGGACCCGATGGTGGTCAGGGTGCCGTTCAACAACACGGACATCGGGGCGCGCCGCAGCGTCACGCGCTCGATCAAGGACGTGAACAACATGAACATCTCTCACGTCCCCGACGCCAACTCTCACTAGGAGTGGGCCATGGAAATCGATGACGCCGACGCCCAGTTGCTGGCGACGGTCAAGCGGCTGGGGGGGATGCCGGCGCTCGACCAGATGTACCGGGCACACACCCTTCACACGACGCTCCATGGGGACCCCAATGTGCGGACCCACTACGAGCGGCTGATCAAGCACAAGTATCCGCAGGCCCAGACGACAGATGACATCGCGGCCCCTTATGTCCGGGAACTCAATGCTACCCAGGAGCGGGTCAAGGCCCTCGAAGAGGAGCGGATCAAGGAACGTGACGACTCATTGATGGCCCGCCGTCAGGCGAGTTTCAACGAGAGCTGGACCCAGGCCGTCAAGGACCACGACATGACGGCGGAGGGTGAAGAGGCCCTCGGCAAGTTCATGGAGAAGGAGAAGCTGCACGATCCCGAGAGCGCAGCTCTTCTGTACTTCAAGCGCAACCCGAAGCCAGCCTCTCCGCAGGAGAGCGGGGGGCTTGCGCCCAAGACGTGGGGGGTGGGGCCGCTGCCCGGCGAGGACCCGGAGTCCTCCAAGCTGTTGCTGGAGAACCCGGAGCGCTGGGCCGACAACGAAGCCTACAGTGTTCTGAACGAGATGAGATCGGCCCGATGAGGAGGATCGTCCCGAGATCGGCTCCGAAGGTTACGCTGTCATGCGTAGGCTGCGGGACCGACTTCACGATCCTGGTGTCGGCTGCGTGGGGTAGTGCGTCCAAGACGCCGCAGCGCTATTGCACACTTGAATGTTACCGTCGGAACAAGGGTGTTGCCCCAGTGCTTGTCTGTCACGGGTGTGGCAAAGAGTTCGAGGGTAGCCGCTATCCAAGCGGGGCCTTCAACCGGACCCGCAAGTACTGCTCCGAGGCGTGCGAGAATGTGACGCGCCGGGAGAAGGCTTTCATCATCGACAAGTACGGCTACAAGCTGCTGCGCGCCGATGGGGGGTACATCCCCGAGCATCGAGCGGTGGTGGAGCGTCAGCTAGGCCGTCAGCTCTTTGCCGACGAGACTGTGCATCACAAGAACGGCGACAGAGCAGATAACCGGCCCGAGAACCTTGAGCTGTGGTCCTCTCGCCATGGTAAGGGCCAGCGAGTGGAAGACCGTATCGCCTTTATGAGAACCTTCCTGCGGGACTATGGTTTCGCAGTTCTTCCTGCCGGCCCATCAAGTAAGGGTGAAGTAAATGTCAGTCGAAAGACTGAACTGCTTCAGTCCTTCTTGTAGAGAATTGGAGACCAACCGTGCCTCAATTCGGTAGTGGCATCATTCCAAGTGGGCCAGTGGGCCTCGAACTTGCTGCGATTACTCGGAGAGCATTCATTCCTGCCCTTGTGGTCCAGATATACAAAGCACATCCTGTGCTTTCTTTACTTCTGGGCAATGCACAGAGGGCGGCTGGTGGTGTTTCTTCAGTAACGGTGCCAACGCAAGGGGCTTCTTTTGTTCAGTATTCTTGGGCAGGTTTCGATGGAGCCTTCCCACAACCTACTGACTTGACAGCAGTACAGAACGCTGAATTTAATCTGAAGCTTGGCGTCGTGCCAATACCTTTCCTGGGCATGGAGGCGCTTGTACAGGCCACGGAAGTAGTTATCCCCCGCCTCCGTGCCGTCATGGCCGACGCGAAAGCAGTCGCCACCCAGAGCATTGCCTCAGCCCTCTACCAGAACAACCAGAACGCCCCCCTCCAGGTCGACAGCTTCAGCCAAGCCTATGACAACGGGGCCAACGTCCCCACCTACGGCGGCATCAACCGGAACGCCAACCCGTTCTGGAAGTCGAACCTGATCGCGGTCAACACCAACATCTCCACCCGGATCGGCATTGCCAGCCGGATTGCGCAGCTGACCTTCCTCAATGGCGGCGAAGCGCCGGACTTCGGGGTCATGTCGTTTGGTGACTGGACTACCCTTATGCAAGACTTCATGGGGGCCGAGCAGTTCAGGACCAGCCCGGGGTCTGTGTACGGGATGGACGACTCGGTGAATGCCGGCTTCCGGTGTTTGACGGTTCTCAATGTGCCGATCTTCCCCGATCCCTTCTTGCAGCAAGGGACGATGTACCTCTTTAATACTAAGTATATCGCGATGTACATCAGCGAGGACGCGCCCTTCCTGTTCTCGGGCTTTGAGAGCACTATCCCCAACTTCCAGATCGCGAATATTGGGGTGATGATCGTGGCCTTCAATGTGGTCTGCACCAAGCCTGTGACGGGCATGCAGTTGACTGGCATGACCGGCAACGCTTTCTAGGAGAACGTTGTATGCCTACTATTCGCGGCACCGGGCTTCCCCTCACCCTTGGCAAGGCGACCACCAACACCGAGAGCCTCGCTCCTGGTGCATCGCGCGTTCTGCCGGCGGGTGCCACTGCCGTCCATCTGGGGCAGTACAGCTTCGTCCAGTATTTCGACCCGGTGTGGAATGTGAACACCGCGTCGAATGCTGGGCCGACGGGCGAGTGGAAGACCTGTCCCC